ACGACGATCCAATTCTTCATTAAACAGAAGTAACTCTGCATGTTCTTGCTGAAGCTGCTCAAGTGTCATGTGCATATAGTCACTCATCCCTCAGCTCCTGATTCGCTTTCCAGCTTCATTGCACCTTCTTCTGGATATTCGGTCATCCAAAAGTAATAGCCTTTGCCGCTGTGCCCATCTTCAAAAAATTTAATAGTTAGTTCAGTTTCAAGTTGATCTAAATCATTTTCACCATCTGGATTTACAAATTCGAGAAGGCTTTTTAATTGGTGTCCGTTAAGAGTTATGCTCATTGTTCAGCTCCCGATTCGCTTGCTTTACTTTCATCTTTTTCTAAAAAATCAACAAATATGTCGTAATAGGTATCCCCATCATCTTTGTCCCCCTGTGGAAAGACATAAAGTTCATTTACTACTTCACCTGTTTCGCGGGTAAACCTTCTTAGCTCAGCAGCAATTAATCTTTCAAGGTTCTTTTGAATTTGTTCTTTATTGCTCATCTTTAAGCTCCTGTCTCAATTGGCGCTTCTGGTAATGGCATCCAGTGGGTAATGGTGTTAGATGCCTTTAAGTACCACTTTGTGAACGTTTGATTTCCTGCTTCATCAAAACCACTTGTTATATCTTTGAACCAATCTTCTATATGAACTGTTTCAATTGAACCATTTTGAAAGTGAGCTAAAACACTAGCGTCAGCAATTTCAGGCAATTGAGTTAGAGTGTCTAATGGTCTGCTTGCGGTTCTGATTCTTGATCAGCTTTGCTATTAATGCTTTTTCTGTCATACTTATCTCACTCGTTGTTGAGTAAAAGTCCCTGTCCGTCGAAAGCTAGGGGCTTTTTTGTTGGTTGGTGAGATATAATTTAGTATTTACTAAATATTTAGTCAAGAACTTTAGTGAATTTATTTGGTGAAAAATTTCGTATACACTAAAAATAAGAAAACCCACACGGGGTGGGTTAGATGGAGTTTATTATGAATCAAGAACAAGCATTCCAGCTTATCCTGGCTTTAATTCAACAAGGTTGCACAGATCCTGATGAAATAGTTAGCACTATCAAAACTATTTCAGAAAAAGTATTCTAGTTTTCCTGAGGAACGTGCTCATTTCCTCTAGCAACGCTATGGCATTGTGAATAAAGTTTTAACCAGTAATCTCTAGACTTCTGTTCGTCGGCTACATTTTTATTTTGAGCCATAGTAAAACCAACTTCCTTATTGGCGATTAATACCATCAATTCATAAGCAACACGAGCTTCAGAGTTATTTTTTAATTCCAATGGTCCATTTAAAACTACTTTATCTGTCATTACATTTCTCCACCCGATCTGTTGTAAAGACTGTGTCGGGTTCACAGTTTAAATTTCTTGCTGCCCTGAAAACTCAATTCTTGAAAGAAAGCCAATGGGCAAAGCTATTTGCTCTCCTGTGATGGTTTCAAAATTAACCCAAATTGCTGATGCTTCATTCTCAAAATTAATACTAGTTAGTTTTACCAGATTATAGGGTTCTGCATTGCCAGACATGATTATGTTAAAGCGACAATTTTCCTCACGAACATAGGAGATGAGCATTTGGTGTATTGCCGTCTGCTCAGAGCTTGTTAAGCCTCTATATTCGTGTAGTTCCGGTGGCTTGTATTTTTTGCTCATGGTATTTGCTATTAATTATCAGTTTATGTATTTTTAAAAATAAGGGTGAGGGGGAGTTCGAACCTCCCCCTCGGTGCTTACCAAGTGAAGAATTTGAATATCGATAAAAAGTCGATTTTTATCTTTAATCTAAATCCATTCTTAGTTCGCAGTTCCAGTAAAAACATGGCATAAACCTTGTAATTGCTGGTAGGCACCTACCAATATAATTGGTAACTTATATAGCGCTATGCCTAGCGCTTGCCCTGAAAGTGTGCGCACACCGTAGGGGCGTCAGCTCACTATTGACACTGGACCTTGTCCTGCTCCCTGAGCAACGTATCTTTAGATCACCTTTAGCAGCTTCCTAGGCTGCAATTCGGGATTAGGTGTCCCGAATCCTTTAATGAGTTATTTCCCTATTGTGTCTCACCACAACCCCAATAATTGATATTTCAATTTGTGTTGAGTTGTAGGTTGGGTAATCAGGGTTTAGTGGTACTAGTTCAACAACATCAACTCCAAATTCATTAATACCAATCACTCTGTACTTTTTGAAAGTTGTTCTTGCTATTCCATGTTGGACTTCTTGAGCAATTACAAGCGATCCAGGTTTAGGTTCAAGAGATGCATCAACAACAATTTCATCGCCAGCCTTAAATTCTGGTGACATGCTATTTCCTTCAACTTTAAGAGAGAAAACGCACTCTGGCTTATATCCTTGATATGTTGTGTAGCTTTCTCCAATAGGGTTTATTCCATCATAGCCAACATCATGGAATAGACCTGCTTGGACATAATCTAATAGGGGAATTGTTCGAAGGTTATTCTTGGTTGGTCCAACATTACTTTCAGACACAATAGGGCTTTGATCTTCTTGGTTTTCAAGATCTAAATAACCATTAGGCCAGCCTACTTTTTTCTCTAAGTTCCTAGCAGCTCTCTCGCCAAAACTACCGTGACCATTAATCATTTGTGAAATATGGCTCGTACTTAAGTCGTAATGTTCGCAAAAAGCTGCATCACTCTTAAATTTCCCAGATTCGATTAAAGCATCAATAGCTTTTCGCAGATTTCTGCGTCTTCTTGCAACAGTATCCATAAGCTCTATTTCATATAGTTTTTAGTAAAAAGTAAATTCGTATTCGCTAAATATCTGTTGACTTGTTTAGTGTTTAAAATTAGTATTTACTAAATAAATCACTAAAGGAGATAACTATGTCTTCTTCAAACACAGAACAGCTTAAAGCTTACTTATCGAAGATGACTGTTGAAGAACGAAAAGCCTTTGCAAAAGCATGCCTAACGACTTTAGGGAATCTTCAACAAATTATTTATGTCAACAAAAAATGTGGTGCTGCATTAGCTATTCGAATTGATAAAGAAAGTGAAGGGAAAGTTCCTTGTGATGAACTTTGTCCTGATGTCGATTTCGATTATGTCCGCAGCCAAGCATTAACCGCTTAGGAACTAAACCATGAGCAAAGTATCAACCGAATTGAGTGCAAGGGCTAGAAATGAAGTTTCTAGAGTTTTGCAAGCCCTTGCATCAAGCAATCAAAGTCAGGTTGCTGAACAGTTGGGGATTGATCCAAGCACATTATCACGAATGAAAAATGATAGAAAATCCAATGGCTTGACTGAGCTTGAGAACTGTTTAGTGCTATTGGATGTTCTTGGATTCAAAACTGTACTCAAGAAATATCGAATGATTAGTGAAGAAAAGCTGAATGCGCTTTTTGTGATGTCAAAAGCGTGGATGGAAAGCAAGCAAACCATTGACGATCTTTTTCAAGATGACATTGAAGATTTCGGAATGTGTTTTGAGCTTGGATATAAAGAAAAAGCCTGATGGTGACAATCAGGCTTAGTGTTCAAACAAGGTGGATTAAATGAACCATTCAATATTAGCAGACATTGAACTAAATCGGAAGATTAGTTTGTTTCAAAAAGCGGTTGAGGCTTATGTGCTTAATCGAACTCTCGAAAACTCTATGGCATTGGCTAAAGCGAAAGCTGATTTAGCTGCATTTGTATTGAGAGGTGTTTGATGAATACGGCTTTTAACCTGGAACAATTTCTCAAGCAGGCCACCCCAGTGGAAGATAAATACACTAGAACACCAAATTATCTGGTGGATAAGGGCTATGTGTCTGAAATGACGGGTAGCGCCTTAAAATGCTATGTGGTGATTAACCGTTTTACTGATGGTTTTTGTCGTACAAACTGGTCAATTACTTCTACTTTCCTTCAAGAAAAAACAGGTATTAAGAAATTAAAAACCTTAACCGACGCTGTTCGTCAACTTGAACAATTAGGTTTGGTTTTGGTTGTTAGATCAACTGGTGAAACTAATAAATTTTCAATCATTCACCATGAGTTTGAACTACCTGCCAAAATGGATGGTAGTACCGATAATGGTCTGGACACTACCCCCGAAAATGGTATGGGGAGTACCCACCAAAATGGAGGGGAGACTACCCCCGAAAATGGTACTACTAAGAAAGAAACAAATAAGAAAGAAAATATTAAGAAAGATATATGTGAAATTTTCGAGTTCTGGAAAGTGGTATTTAACAAGAACGAGAAAACATTACTTTCTGACAAACGTGCTAGAAAAATCCAAGCTCGTCTTGTTGACGGTTACCAGGTTGAAGACATCAAATTGGCAATCACAAATTGTTCTAAGTCTGATTACCATGTTCAGGGCGGATATACTGACATCGAATTAATTTGTCGTGAACCAGAAAAGTTAGATCGCTTTATCAACATGTTCCCTAAAGCTGAGCAAATCATGGCTCCAGTTCCTGGAAGCTATGAAGTGGACATGGGGGATTGGTAATGTCGCATATTCATAACATTCCAATGGAACAAGCAGTTCTTACAGCATTGATGACTGTAGACAAATCATTTGATGTTGTAAGTAACGATCTTGATGTTGAGTGTTTCTTTCCAGAGCGCCATAAGCAAATCTTCCAGGCTATTGCTGACCTTGCTAACGAAAACAAACCTTATGACTTCGTTATGGTTGAGCAGCAGCTTAAACAAAAAAACGTAATTCATTTGATGGGTGGTTCTGAATACTTACTTCAAATGAGCAGCGAAGCGCCTTCAAGCTTTTACAACCTGGAGTCTTATGTTGCAGAACTAAACAAGTTCAAGGCACACCGTGAAGTTGAGCATATCGGGCAAAGCATTGCAGAGATTGCTAAAGACTTAACAATCCCTGACGTTCACATTGCAGCAGAAAGCATCCTAGATGGAAAGAAAACTTCAAACGATGTTGAAAAGACTAGCTTCACATTTGAAGAGGCTTTGAATCGTGCTACAGATCGTTTAATCCAAAAGGCTGAGGCTAAAGCTAACAAGCAGTACACAGGCGTAAAGTTTAACTTAACTCACCTGGATAACCTTGTTGGATTAATTCAAAAAGGACACTTCTGCATCGTGGGTGGTCGTCCTGGTTCAGGTAAATCAACTCTGGCTCAAATGTTAGTTATTCAGACAGCAGTGCGATACAACGAGCCTGTATTGGTTGTATCTGCGGAAATGGATGTGGAGACATTCACAAACCGCTGCATCTCAGCATTAACCAAAATTCCTTATGACAACATTCATAACGCTGAATTATTTGATGGGATGTTGGCTCAATTTGCAGATGCTCAAAGACGGTTCAGTTCTTTGCCAATCCATATCGAAGACAAGCAAAAGCCGACAATTGCAGAAATACATTCTTGGGCTCGTAAAGCTAAGCGCAAATACAAAAGACTAGGATGCATCGTAATTGACTACCTTCAATTGGTTCGTGATCCAAGTAAGAAAGACCGTTACCAGGAAGTGAGTTCAATTAGCCGTGATTTAAAAGCATTGGCTAAAGAGTTTGATTGCCCAGTTATAGCATTAGCGCAGCTTAATCGTGAGTCTGAGAAAGGGAAACGTCCTAAAGCATCAGATCTAAAAGAATCAGGTCAGATCGAACAAGATGCAGACCAAATCATCCTAGCGAATCCAATCATTGGTGAAGACGACCTACCGTCAGGTGTCACCGAATTAATCGTTGCTAAAAATCGTCATGGCAAGAAAGGCGTAGTTCGAGTTATGGACCGCTTAGATATCTGCCGTTTTGTGACTATTCGAGAAGAAGGAATGGCTGCATGAAAACTTTAAATAGAACAAAGAAATTAAACTTTGATGACCAGCTTAGCTTACTCGTGTTCGGCTGTCATGCATCAGCGCCTTTCAGTGTCAAAGACGTGAAGGAATCAGTGTTTGATTTCAATCGAGGAACCATCTACAGCAATCTTCAAAAATTTGTTGAATGGAAATATTTCGAACGTGTTGGGAAAAATCATTACAAGGCAACTCAATACGCAAAAGACATCCTGAATGTTAAAGGGGAGCTGAAAGCATGATCGAATTTGCAGATTACACCTCAATGATGAAGCTGCGTAGAGCGTACAACCTCGGTACTCGTAATGAAGAAACAAGAGCAGCAGCGAACCTATACGAGAAATTAAGAAAGCTCAAGATGCTAGACCAGCTTAAGAAGGAAGCCATTACTAAACGTTACAAGGAGGCGGTATGAGCATGATCGTATTTCCATTAAAGAAGGCTGAAAAGTTAGATCGACTTTGCTTATGTATTAATTGCAACAAACTCTTTGTTGATGCTGTTGATAGTCGCGACCTTGGCATTTGTTCACTTTCTTGTGGCTATGCATTCCGCGGAATTGGTTGGAGTGACTTCCTATGAAACCAGAACAGTTTATTCGTGAGTACGGGGTGGAGAAGGCGAGAGATTTATTGGATCAATTGCATAAGCTTGGCTGTCCAGATGATATGAAAATCACTGTAATTAACGGTATGTGGCAACGTACGAGCAATGGGTTCACGTATCCAGAACTCAAGCGTCTGGTGGAGTCTTTGGATTTGATCAAGTTTTATGATGGCATTGAGAGAGCAAAGTTGAAGCTGGCGATAGGTACTTGTCTTTCTGGTCGCCCACCACATCCTCGTGAAGTTGAATTAAGACAAGCCATCCGCGACCACGAATCAATATACGGAGGCGGGGATGAATCTTGAACAATGGCAACGAAGTAAAAAGATAAAAGCCGAAGCAGAGGCAGCAGCTAAACGCACAGTTGAACGTGTGTTGAATACCATAAAGGAGCCAGCCATGAGTGAGTTTAAAGAGTTTGAAATCAACGATTGGGTTAAGGCAAATGATGGTCAGTTTGGATTTAACGAGCTCTTCAAAATTGTTGATTTCTTCGCTGATCGAAACGGCACTTTGTTAGCAGTATTAGATGATGGGGATTGCTATCCATTATCTTGCCTTGAGCATGCCTCAGAAGCTGAGATTAAAGCAGGCCACCGCATTGACAATGATATGGGCGACGACTTCCCCATAGAAAACCGCATCAGCCCGCTGTGTAAATCAAAGGATGTTTGAGATGGATAAACCAATGACATTTAGCGAATGGTTAGGCACACAAGGCAATATGGTTCTCCTTCATGCCAATTGTTGCCGTATTGCCTATGAAGCTGGTCAGCAGTCACAGCAAGCGAAAGTGGAGGAGCTGCAAAATAATATCAACTTACTAAATGAAGCTTTGGATATTAAAGAGCAACTTAATCAAAAACTTCGTGAGCGTGAAGATGAGCTGCAAAAGCAATTAAGTGAATACATATTCGTGTCGGAAACGCTCGATGAAATGTATGTGAAAGAAGCCCAGAAAAGTGACGAGCTGCAAAAGCGGGTGCAATTCCTTGAGCAAGAATTAGGTGCATGGAAAGGGAAATCTATTGCAGCGATGATAAATGGCATGTGTAAACAATGTGGCAAAGAGCCATGGCAGGCAATAGTTTCTGATAAAGATGGTTATGCACTTCTACATTGCTTTGGATGTGGCGCAAACAAGTATGAATTGGTTGGAGAGCAAGCGCTCAATGGAGATCAATACGATGAACATCGCAAGAAAGCAGAAGAGGCCATCTCAAAAGGTGCAAGCCTAACCAACCATAGGATTGAGCTATGACAACATTCAAAGAGGCTCAACGCATTAGATCAAAACCAGTG